TCCGGGTGGAGCGCAATTCCTGGATAATTGCGACCTCCTGGGCGCTGGTCATGCCATAATGGTATGCATGATATGCGCGATACCCAGCCTCATCGAAAGGCAATTGATTGGTAGCTCGCGTGGTGTACTGTGGGCTGAAAATACTGTAAGGGTCGCAAGTGCGAATGACGCGGCCCCGCCCGAGCTGATTCAGCACATTGTCAGCAAGGGCTCCATAAAGAGGGTTGTGTCGGCCAAAATTGAGCAGGCCGAGTGACACACCGCGCGCCCAAGCCTTCTGGTTGGCTGGTGAGCGGTTGGCAATGTCCCAGTAAGCTCGTGCGAGCATCTTGCCGGTCTTAGGCACTAAGATATAGGAGTCATAGTGTGGTTGGAACCGACCGGAGCAGAACTCGGCAGCGAGGGGGTGCATGCGGACATCAATGGTGACTTCCATCCCAAGCTTGGCATAAGCAGCACGGATGCCTTCCGCGCCGCCAAGAGCCTGGAGAGCACGCAGCGTTGTGACAGTAAGGCTGTCATCGCCACAGATAATAGTGCTCCAGTTCCCATTGATCCCGTGAATGTGTGTTTTCATGATGGCGTTGACAATTGAGTCGCCGAGACCAGTGTCAGGGTTGCCAGATTGCATAGTATAAGGGACGCTGAACTTGGTCCCATCAGACATCCTGCCGCGGGAGAGGCCACGGCGGAGCATGCGCCGGACAACCCGGGGTAGTTTAACCCTCTTGTAAAAGGCGTCAAGCTGCTGGAACGCGCCCTGAGTAAGATGCAAGTCAAAGCGGTTCTGGTCGTCCTCAATGAAGACAAGTTGATCGCCGGGGTCAACCCTGACGTTGGCAATGGCCTCAGCGAAGGCCTTGCCAATCTCCTCGGGGGTTTTGCCACTAGCGTAGAAAATGTTGCCAGGCCGCTGACGCTTCCACCCCCTATGACAGGCTTTGGCAAGGGGCAAGAGGTAGCGGCCAACCCAGTAGGTGAGTTCCTTGAGACAGGCGGAGATGACCCGGGGGACGGTCTCTTTACCGCCACCCCCAATCAGCCACGCCGACTTCTCAAGCTTAAGGAAACACTTATACCTCGCCTTGTAGGGTAGGGGGCCACCGAGTCTGCGCAGCTCAAGCATAATCGTGCGAACCGCAGCGGGGTAACGCTTGAGCCACTCAAAGAAAGGCATACGGTGATGATGCTCGACCCGGTTGGCAACATGTTCCATTGCCGGCGTCGCCTCCTTCCACGCCTCGGTGACTGCTTCAATCACCTCCTTGCTCACAACACCGGGATGCGCGAGGCCAATGCGGCTGGCAAGAGCAAGGTGATTGTTGTGGCAACACTTTCGATAGACAGTCTGGGTAACAGGGGCGAATGCGAGGACTGCCCGAGTCCCGAACGTCGGGTAGCAGTCACCAACCCCGTATTGGACTTTGAAATACTGTTGAAGTGGTGGGATTGGCAAGTGCTGTAGACACACGGCATCCTGCTCGAGTGATTGGGTGTGACGACATCCGAGAACGGAGAGCTGATATTCAGGGGCGCCAGCGAGGGCAACGGCAAGATTGTAG